CTAAAAAGCAAGTTATTAGTCATGGTAAACCATTATGGAAAGAAACGGAGAGTGAACGGCGTCGTACGTTTGCTGATTATGTTTCAATGTTAATGGTGGTTGTTATGTTAATTGGCGTTATTCGTAAGTTTGTTTTAGTTTATAAGGATGCAGTTAAGCGTAAGAAGGAAGCATTAACTGACTCCGCGAAACAAACGTTGGGAAAAGTGTATGATTGGGTTTTGTTGGGTATTATGGTTCCATCTGTTGCCGTTTTAGGAATTGATGCAACCAAAACTTTTTCTGACTTCGGAGGATTTATATCTATGATTCGTTTTATGAGTGGTACAGTATTAGGTGCGCTGGGGGATGTGTTTGAAAATCCTGATGCTATAAATGCGGGACTCGATGCAGCAGGTCGCATCTTTCCGGAACGCGTTCGTTTCAATCAGAGCGATAACAAGGATGATATTGTTATTGAGAGTGATAACTCTGATGATACTGATGATGGAAAAAGTGTGGATTCCGAGACGGATGCAATATTGCAGGTGCAGTTTATGTGCGGAGTTGATGAGAAGGCTATGGAAGTGGCAAATAATGAAGCACGAGTATATACTTCGCAGACGGCTGCTTGGACTCGCGAAGATGCAAAGAAATTATCGGATGACACTAAAGGGTTTGGAAAGTTTGGTAGTAATCCATCGCGTTATGCGTTGCAGTCAATGTGGCGTGAGATGGTGTTGAGAATGGAAATTACAGCGCCATTTGAAAGTATGAGTGCACAGGCAATTTGGTTGTGTTATTACATTACACGAGGCCGCAACGTTATGTTAAAGCGTCTTAATAATTGTCGAGATCATCCGGCCAACGATACTTCTGCGTTAATGCATGAAGCGTTGGTTCATGATTGGAATAAGATTGAGGAAATGTCTAAGAAGGCGTCAGATGAGACTCGGAGGCAAGTGGACGCTTTGCAAATGGATCTTAAAAGAAGCGGTGCGATTTCGGGGCGTGTTCATGATGAAATGGCACGCTTGCGTGGAGAAATTAAAAAACAACCGTATGTGTCAATGGCTGTGGGTGCTGTGGTGCTTGTGGCTTTGGCAGCTTTGGGGGTTGGTTTGGGCATTAAGTTTTCTCGATCAGGAAAGAAAGACCGAAAAGATACGAAGAAAAGTGTATCTAGTCCACCAGTTGTGGAGAAAGCAGCGCCAGTCAAAAGCGCTAAAGTCTCTGAAGGCCCAAAACCAAAAAATTACGTTGGGACAAAGTATGACCCGACTGTTGCAGTCGCTTTTAAGATTGGACGTCGAGTTAAGCGAAAGATTCGTGCTGGAAAGAAGGTTTTCATTAAGAATAACGGTGGTGATTGGGTTGGTTATGATATTAATGCTGATCGCAAATTAACAATTGATGATGTGGATGATAATGCGATTATCACGCGTATTTGTCGTCACTGTGGTGCGGAAGAGGAAATTGCAAAAGGTTCAATCTGGCGTGGTAAATGTCAGGATTGTGCGCACAAGTGGGATGATGATGATAAGGATGGTGAGTCGTGTCAATTGTTGATTACGCGTGAGGGTAAATTATCGACAGTGGATTTAGTTAAACAGTCGATTGAGTATAAACACGCGTGTGGTCGTGCTGAGTTGCATGAGAAATTAATAGGTTTTGCTGGGTATCAACAACATTGTAAGAATTTGGGGTTGTGTTTACTTGGTGGATGTTGCGCTAGTGATAAATGCACGTTAAAGCACGATTGTCCTTATGGTTTAAAATGTCGATATGGCGATAAATGTTATAATCTCCATCGTAATAAGGATGTTGCGCAAAGATTTGCAGTCACTGGTGTTCCAGAGAGGTTGCAGGAACAAATTTATGCAAAAGAACGCCGGAGTGCAGAGTATGCAGCAGCTGGTCATCGTCTAGATATTAAGGCGAAGCCCTTTGTTTGGCCGGCAGCAAAAAGCAATTTGGATTATAAGCATACAATGCAGGAAGAAGCCAAATTGGTACAAGAGTTGAAGAATCAATTGGCGAATGTGGATTTGGATGCAAAGATTTTAAGAACTGAGAATGAGAGTCTCATGAAGCAGTGTCGTGAGTTGATTAAGATGAAGGCAGAAGCATTGTTGGGAGGTCATCAGTTTATTAATCCACAGTGCGTAGGTTTAGTGCGATCGGAATATGGTAGTTTGGATGCGCAGTTTGTAGCTAAAAGTGATGGTTTGCGGTGTGTGTTTGCCACTCATGTGTTGTACGATCAGAAGGGGAATAACCGAACAACTAATTATCTGGAAATTGTTGGCCATCACGGAGAGAAAGTACGGATTGATGCGAGTTATGTTGTTGATTGTACTGAAGGTGTCACTGATAAAGGTGTTATTGATGTTAGTTATGTTGATTTGGAACATTCAGGTAACGCCAAGTTGTTTATACACCAGCGGACGATCAAACTTCGTGAGGTTACGCAGGCGGATGTAGGGAAGCCCGTAGCTATTTACACAGTTGACAAAGGCGGGCAACATCGTTCTGCGGTTGGGCAAATTATCAGGTTGGATAAAATGTTGGTACATAATGTGCCTACGGTTAATGGTAATTGTAGTGCATCATTAGTGGATAATGATGGTCGTTTAATTGGAATTCATGTCCAAACCGATGGTATTATGAATTATGCTGTGCCTATGACGAAAGGTTTAATTGCGCAGCTTTCAAAAAACTAAATGTGGACGTTTGTGATTATTATGGTGTTATTGTGTCACGTTTTGAGTGGTTTGAAGAGTTCCGCGGAAGGAATTTGGATAAATTGAGTGTGATGCGTAACAAACGTCCTAGTAAATGGTTTGGTGTGTGGTATGATGTGGAAAAGTTTGAGCCTGAGTTAAATTATTGTGGTGCAGTGGATCGGTTTACGAAGTATGTGCCTAAACGATTAGTTAATCCTATATTTGAAGATTGGAAGAGTGATTGTGGCGTGAAATTTAAAGATGAATATCAGCGTACGCCGTTGAATCACGATGCTTTAGAGAAGAATTTTCTTAAATATAAGCGTGGAAAATTTAGTTTAAGGGTGAATGAGTGGAATTTGGCTCTTGACTGGGCATTGCGATGGATTCAACCACGATGTATGAGTGAGTCAGCTGATATGGGTGAAATTATTAATCAGTTAAATCGCCAAAGTTCGCCAGGTTGGCCATGGAATTCAGTTTGGATTAAGAAAGGTTTAATGATGGATTATGTTGACTTGTCGTTTATTGGTTTAAAGGATTACGAAAGCGTCGTTGGTGGTTATTTGGGTGGTGATGGTTCAGTGTTTTTGAAAGTGTGTAACGAATTTTGGGATCAGCTTGTGGTTGGTAATCCCGTTAGTTTTTGGACAGTTGCATTGAAGGACGAAATGCGGCATGTGGATAAGATAAGAGAAAATAAGATTCGAACTTTCACGGCTAGTGCAGTTGAACATACTGTTGCCACTAATATGTTATGTGCTGAGTTTAACAACAGATTTTATGATATGAAGGAAGAAGGTCCTAGTGTTGTTAGTATGAGTAAGTTTCGTGGTGGTTGGGACCGGTTGTTTAGACGTTTAAACAAACACCCAAATGCATTTGAATTCGATGAAAGTAGTTATGATGCGAGTTTACGTGAGGAATTTTTGTTGTCGTGTTTGTGGTTGCGCCTCAATTGCCTTAAGGGCAGTGAAATGGAAAAGCGGAAGTTGGCGCACCTTTATTATATGATTATACATTCGGTGTGTGTTCTAGATAATGGACAAGTGTTTCAGAAACACGGTGGAAATCCGAGTGGTTCAGCTAACACGATTGTTGACAACACTTTGGTTTTGTTGGTGTTGTGTTTGTACGCGTGGATTGTGTTGTCAATGAGCTTTGATTTGGAAATGTGTCAATTCCATCATTTTGTGGAAAATGTTGAGTTGGCCTTGTGTGGTGATGATAACACTAACACTGTTAGTGACAAGGTCGTTTCTTGGTATAATGCTGAAAATATTATTGCAGTTTGGGATGCAGTTGGAATTAAAACAGAAACGCCTTCGATGAAAGCGCGTATGTTAAAAGATTGTTGGTTTCTGTCAAATGGATTTAAAAATTACACACGGCGTGGAATGTGGTTGCCGATTCCTGAAACAAGTAGGGTTTTATGTAGTTTACGAGAACACGCTGACACAAATGATGTGCGTTGGTTAGTGTTGCGCGCGTATGCGTTGCGTATTGATAGTTGGGCGAACGAAGAGTGTAGGGAATTGTTGCAAAGTTTGATTACATGGGGGTATAAACAACCTCGTTTGCGTCGGCAGCTTATAGGCGAAATTAATGGTCTTAAATGGGAAGCTATAGAAGCAGTTTATAAAACTGATGCCGAGTTGGAGCGACTTTATTGTAATAGTGGGCGGTATGAGATGGATGATTTAATCAAATTTCTTTACGGTTTACAGTAATACGCGTTCCGTAAAGAAAACAATTACTAAAGTGACTGCCATTATTTTAGTATCGAACGAAAAATGGGAAATCCCATTAAAGGAAAAGGAAAAAGTTTTAAAGCAGGTAAGCGAGCAGGAAAGAAACAACAACGACGTAAGGATAAAGGTCGTGTTAAGGGGAAACGTATGGCTCGTGGTGTACCAAAAAAGAGAGGGCGCCAGTTTGACAGAATTCAAGGCGGTTCCGGTGAAACAATGCGTCGCTTTAAAGCTCCAGCGGCCACTGGGTTCAGTGCAAAAGGCGGTGGGCGATATAAAGGAACTTATGTGAGTAACACAGCGCCGATTAATATTAAATTGGTTGGTAATGCAACGTCAGCAGCAGGTATATCAGAAGTTTGGATGTATAACGTCAACCCCGGGCTGCCCCCGGATGCTGCTTTGGCCGCTGATACTCAGTCGTTAGTGAGTGGTTTGAGCACTAGGCTTTCACAAGAGGCTGTGCTCTACGAAAATCATAGCTTGCGCCGCAAAGGTTGCCATTTGACTGTTAAATATGTGCCAAATTGTAGCAATCAGGTTGCAGGTGAGGTTATTATTAGTTATTTTAGAAATAATAAGACGCCATTCCCGTCAGGCGGTACTGCGCGTCAGCAGTATTTGGAGCAAAAGCACGAACGTGGTTCAGTTTGGAAAGAACATACGATGCGTGTGCCATTTTCAAGTGAAGATCGTGTGATGAAACGTGTACGAAACGGTATTCCCACTATACCCCAAAATGATGGAAAAACAGCGGCAAATTTAGGATGGGAAATTGACATGTATGACGATGGGTATATCACAGTTTGTTTGGATGGGGTGGCAAATAACCAAGTTTGCGGTAATATTGAAATCAATTATCGTTGGCATTTAAGTGGGCCCACATCAGTCGTTGCTGCAGTAGGGCAGCAGATTGCGAATGCTCCCGCGGAAGCTGATCATTGGACGAATGGACCGGTTGGCTCTGGTTTTACAATGCCTGCCACCGTAGCATTTAATTTACAGCCCGCGAGTTATACTGGGTCCTTAGCGTTGAAGGCAGGAAGCAGTTTAATTACAAGTTTAACTTCACCCGTTGCAAATACGGTAAATTTTTTGAAAGAGGGCTTATTTAATGTGTTTTCGCGTGCACGGTTTATCGCGAATCCGGGAAGTACTTATAGTAGTATTGACGATACCAAAGTGGCTTCTTGGACCAATACAACTGCAGGTGGTGCTTCCATTTTGACTGATTGGGATGATGGCTTTTCCGATCAGGACACATTGACTTACAATGGTGCCGCAACGTCTAAATTGGATGGTTTTGCAATTTCAGATGTTGTGCAGGTTACTGCATTGCCTGCAAGTTATAATCCTTCAGTCCAGGTTAATGGTAACTGGGACACAAATGGCGCTAATTCAAAAACTCAGGTTGTTGATATTGTTATTAGCGAGGTGCCGAATGCTTTCATGAAATTGGAAAAGTATAAGAAACGCATGAAGGAAAAGAAGGAAAAAGATTTTGAAGTTAAGATGCAGAAAGTCGATGCTTTGTTAGCCGAGTTCGGTGAATCGAAAGGTTATGTAAAGGTGTCGCCGGTTGTTAAACCGTTATTAATCGATGAGAAGGATGATCATTTTATGATCTCATCGTCTACGAGTGTGCGTAGTAAAAGTTTGCCAAAGAAATAGCTGAAAATTAGTAAGCACAGGCAATTGTAAATAGGTGTAATTTCACGTATAGTATACGTGACACGGTTTTATATTATGATTTTTTTGAATCGTGTCCTTTCACAGAATAAATTCACACAAAATGAGATGACGATCCCGCTTTAGTTTAGCTAGGTGCTACAAATGAAGTAGTGCTGACGGCGAGTGAGCATCAACGGTGGTCAACCTCTGGCAGGGGTTCCCGTTGCTCTGCGTTTTCGTTGGGGCGGTAATTTCTCACAAAAACATGGAATACGTGTTTTGATTTCTG